TTTTAGCTCGGTCTCCGGCGCCGCCTGACGCACGAAGTTGTCGGCAACGCCGCGCTGGGCGGCTTCGTTGCCCTCATCACCCAGGCGCTGGTACAGCGCACGCAGTTGCGCCTCGGTGGCCGGCGTCGGTACCGGGTCACCATCGATCGCGCTCACGTACTTCAGGTGCGCGACCTCGGCAAGGTAAAGCATGTTCAGCTCGCTGCCGCCCGCGGCCTTGGCAAAGTCAAGATTGGCCAGCGGATTCGGCTTGCGCAGCGTGATCTTGCGGCCCAGCGCGTCGTCCACGACGACTTCGCGCGCACCGCTCTTGATCAGTTGTTCAGACGGGCTCGGATTGATGGTCACGCTGGTCATCAGGACACCTTGATGCGGCGCGAGGCCACGAAGTTGATCGATTGCTTGATGGTGGCGTCGCCAGCGCGATTGCCGGCATCAGCGAACGTCATCAGCACGCCGTCATAGCGGAACTGCGAAACCGATCCATTGGCTTCCTGGATGGTTTCGTAGATCTGCGCGGGCGCTTCGTTCACACCGGCGTAGTAGCCCGCTTCGAGCTGGGCGAAGTAGTTGTCGAGCGTGGCGTCCTGGCGCTCCACATCGAACGAGCCCGACCAGCCATCGAAGAAGCGCACGTGGTCGGTAATGCCGTCCAGGCGCTTGACGCGCACGTCGGTCACGTCCTGCTTGCTCTTGAAAGCGGTGATCTTGTTCGGTTGCAGCGTGCCGTTTGCGGTCTGGATGACCAGCGTGTAGTCGCGCCCGACCGAGTAATTGCTGATTGGCATTGCTTCACCTATGGGATGAGGTTGAGGCGAGCGAAATCGCCGAAGTGTTGTTTTGCGGCCGCGTTGTAGGCACGGGCAGCTTCGATCTCGTCAGTGAAGCACCCCAGCGACAGATGCTTGTCGCCGACTTTGATCTTTGCGCGCCATTTCTGGTTGGCCTTGAGCCAATAGACACCCTTGAACTTCGACGTGCACCTCGCATGCTTTCCGGCATTCCACATGTTCTGCGTGCGGGTGCAGAACCGAAGATTTGATCGCCGGTTGTCGACGCGATTGCCGTTGATGTGGTCGACGTGCCGCCCCTTCTCGGCGCCGAGTATCTGCCGGTGCATTCGCACCAACGTGAGGCGACCAGATGACTTGTCGCCCCGCACCACATACCCGTTGTCGTTCCGGTGCCACTTGAAGACCGAGAGGGAGGCCCAGTCCTCATCATCGACCAAAGCCTCCCCGCCATTACCGAGCGGGATCGTCTTCATTGGTTCGACGTGCTCGTGCGAATGACGGTCGCTTGGCTCCCCTCAACATTGACGAGGAATTTCTCGATAACACTGAGGTAGATCACCTTCACGTCCGCCTGCATGTAGCCCAGCGCGACGCGGTTCATCGGGTTGTTGTTGGCATCGATCTGCACCGAGAACGACGGGCCGCCGTTGACGGCGCCGATCATCCCCTGCTGCTCCATCGAGCTGAAGAAGTTCGACAGCGTGGCGGCCGCTTGTGCGCGCACCGTAGCCGACTGCAGCTGACCGACGTACTTGCCCATGCCAGCGTTGATCGTGCTGGCGATGTAGTTCGTCATGCGGGTGTAGTTGTCACCCTGCGTGAGCGAATTCGAACTGGTGTTGTGACCAGCGCGGCAGCCGAAGTACGAACCGCCCGGCACCGGGTTGGTCACCACATCGATGCCAGCCTGAATCAGCGATTGCAGCTCGGCAGAACTGTAGACCTGGTTGGCGAACGTCTTCTGCGTGCCAACCACACCATAGATCTGCTTGTTCAGGCTGCTGTTCTGCGGCGACAGGTTGGCCAGCAGGCCCGCCACGAAGCCTTGCGGCGACACCAGGCGCGTCGTTTGGTTGACCGTGTCGAGCCAGTACACCCAGTCGCCAAACAGCAACTTGAAGGCATACGAGTCGATGCCGGCCGTGCTCTTGGTGCTGACCGCGTTGGCGATCGTGTCGCCCGCCGGCCCGACACCGATCATGTAGATGCCCTCGGACAGGCCGAAGGCCACCTGCGTGGCCCACGTGGTCGAATCCGAGCAATCGGCCAGCATGGCCACCGACACGCCCTGATTGCGCAGCGCGTACATCCCTTTGCGCGGGATCGTGTCTTGGCCGATCAGTACCGAGCCGCTGATCGTGGTGGCGCCGTCGGTACCGCTGGCCAGCGTGAAGGTGGCCGCCACCGGCGCCGTGGTGCCGGCGCCAGCGGCTGCCGTGATGATCTGCGACGGGCCGCGCGTGACGCTGGTGCCGTTGTTGATCGCTGCAGCGATTGCCCCCCACAGCGGCCCACCGGACAGACCGGCGCCGATGTTGTCGAACACCTCCGGGGCGAGCGCCGGCGCGGCCACCGTCACCTTCCAGGTGCCAGTAGCGCTGCCAGTGGCAAGTGCGACCGTCACGGTGTTGCGCACACAGCGGAAGTTGTTGGCACCCTGCTGGACAGCCACAGCAACAGCGGTGCCCATGTCGTAGGCGCGGTTCTGGATCGCCCCGAACGCCTGGGCGTACATGGCCATGTTGCCGATCAGCGTCGGCGAGTTGGTCGGCCCCCAGGTTGCCGTGCCGACCACGCCGAGCACATTGGTCGGGACGCCATTCAGCAGGGCGACCTGCGGCGGGACGATCTGGACATACAAGTCCGGAACGATGAGGGCGGTCGTGTTGATGCTGCCCTGCTGGACGATCGGCATTCGTGCCTCCGAGAAACGAAAAAGCCGCCCGGAGGCGGCACAGAAATGGGGATGCCGCGCGTAGGCGGCGTGGATTGGTTACTTCTTCGCCTTCGGAGGCGCATCGTCGGCAACCTGCACGACGAATGCGGACTGCTCGCTGGCCAGGACTGCCTGCACAGCATCCGGGTCGGTGATCTCGTCGCCCTGCTTGTAGGGGCCGAAAGCGTCTTTGACAACCAGTTTCATGGTCACTCCACGATGGTCTTGATGGGGAACTGCGCATCGAGCGACGGTCCGGCGCTCACGTTCTCGACGGTCGCTGTGATCTGGCTCAGCGTGGCCGATTGGAACGTCGAGAACTCCACCGCATACATCAGGTCGCGCCGGTATATGCCCTCTTTCTGCTGGCTGTCGTCTTGCCGGCTGTTCTTGTAGCGCAGCGTGGCGTTTTGGTCAGGTAGCGTCAGGTGCACCACTCCAGACAGCGCGGAATCGATCGCCGAGGCAATCGGGTCGCGCTGATCGAAGCAGTTCGCCCAGATCGTGACCATGTAGGTCTGTTCCTGGCGGCGCGTCTCGCGGGTTGCGACGCCAACACCGCCCACGCGCGGCGAAATGTACTTCGCGCCCGGGATCGTCACGACTACGCCGGCCGCCGTGGCCGTCTGGTCAACATTCACCAACGCCGCCAGCGCCGTCGCGATGCTTGCCAGCGTGTCGCCAGCCTGCACCGCGTAGACGTAGGCCTTGTTGTCGATCACCAGCGCCGCGTTCTGCGGCGTGCTGACCGTGCCGCCGACCGTCACGGCCTGGCCGGAAAGCGTCAGCGTGACGGTATTGGCCGGCACCGACGGCGTCGACCAGTCCGACATCGCCGAGCTGATCGTCCGCAGCATGTTGGGCTGCGGGAACACCGATACGTGAATCTTGTTGGCCGCCAAGTCGGCACGCAACTGCGCCGAATCCGGCCAGCCCTGATACACCAGCACTGGCACGCCAGCGATGGACGGCTGGCTAGTCCCGTTCGGGTACACGATGCCGGCTATCGTCGTCACCAGCGCGCTGGAAACGTCTGTGATGTCGGCCATTTACGGGTGCGCCTCGGCGACGTTGAGTTTCCAGCCCTGATCGGTCTTCTGCGCGCCGCCGATCTGGAAGCGGCGGTTCATGTCGTCGATGACGATGTCGCCAGCGCCCAGGGTGATCGGCACGCTCGCCGGCAGCAGGATCACGTAGCCTTGCTCATCCGACGACGTCGGCAGCTCGTCATGCTTGCGCGTGCGGCCGCCGAACAGGATCGATGCGGGCCAGCCCTGAGCGCCCTTCGTGCCCAGAACGTAGGTGTCCTCAGTGGCGCACCGGCCCGAGTAGCCCACCGCACCAATGCCGGAAGGCGCCGTTACGCGCGTCACCCACACCTGGGCGTTGCACTCGACCGTCAGGATCGGCAGCTCGTCCTGCATTCCGGCAATGAAATGCGTGCTGGTGCCGCGCTGCAGGTAGTCCCCGACTCGCGTCTGGCGCCCGTCGATCAGGCAGTACCAAAACGGCTTATCCGGCAGGTTCGGCTTCGTGTATGTCCAGTCCTGGGCGTTGAATGAGGCATTCAGGCTTGCGACCTTGTTGCCGGCCGCCAGTGGGTTGCCCACGCCAGCCGGGCGGAACACGTCGTAGACGTAGCCGATGCGCAGCGCTGCCTTACCATAGCCGGCGTAGATCTTGGCCTGCAGTTTGGCTGCGTTCATCGGCTTCCCCTATTCCAGCGCCAGCACATCGATGCCATTGCCGCAGTCGTTCTGAAAATGGCACGCCACAGAGACCGCTTCAATCGCAGTGCAGCCAAGGTGCATGGCTGCCTCAGCAAAATCACGGCCAGAGCCGAACGCGACCTTTTCAGACTCGATTGGCATCGGGTATGGGCCAGTGCTGTACAGATCAACGCCGTCGCGGCGAATGACGATCAGCGATGAGAGATCCTCGCGCGCCTTCGTTGGAAAGTCAGATGGCACCGCACCGGCCTTGAACCACGCGCGAATCTCGGCCGCTACATCCCAGTCGCCCGTCATCGCGAGCAGGCAGTCGCCATGCCGCTGAATCTTCGTGACGGTGCGCGCTAGCCCGACGGATGTGGCGCGCTTGTCTGCCGCCAGCGTCCTGCCATCCCAGGCGATCACGGTCATGACTCAACCTCCAGGGCGACAGGCGGCATCGTGCCGCCAATCACCCACAGCGATACTGAACCGCCAGCATTCAGCCGCTCCAGTTCTTCGGCGGATGGTTTCCAGAATGACGCGACGGCTGGCACACCGTTCACTTCCGTCCGGGTGATCGGCAACGCGTTCACCGGGAGAGACGATTGATCCCATCCTTCCGGCGCACCGAGCACGCCATTGTTCGACGGATGCTGAACTCGCTGCATGTCAGGCCCTCGCAACGCTGATGCCGCCATTGCCAAGAATCGGCCCAGGCGCGAACCCGATGAACTCGCACAGCCGGCGGCGCCACGAGTCAAAAAGGCGATCACGATCGCGTTGCTCATTGGGGTTGTGTTTCCACACGGCCGCTTGGTCAGTGTCCAGGTTGTCGCTCGTGGTCGGGATCGCCGTCTCGAGCGCGGACAGGTTTGTGAGGTAGGTATTGATCAGCACCGCCTCTTCGCTTGCCGAAAGCGTCGTCAAGCGCTGGTGCAGCGACATGATCACCATGCCAAACCGACCGTAGACGATGTCCTGATCGTTCGTGATCTGCATCGTCGTGCCAGCCAGCGGGTAGCCCATGAAGCGCCGCACATCGGTCAGTTGGGCATCGGTGAGCATGCTTTAAGCCTTGTTTGCGTCGTCCAGCAGTGCTTGCAGGTCCGCCTTCTTGGCGCCTTCCGGGATTTCGACGCCTTTTTCGGTCAGCGCAGCCTTCAGGTCGGCAACGCTGAGCGCCTTGTCCGCCTTCTTGGCGCCTTCCTCGTCGAAAAGCTCATGCTCTTTCGACAGGTCAGTCTCGTTGATCACGATGTAGCCCAGCGGGTTCTCATCGGTCACCGGCGAGACGATCTTCACGGTTTTCAGTTCCATGCTCACTCCAAGGTGAAAACGGGCGGCCAGACAGCGCCGCCCGTACTGGCTTAGCCCAGCAGCGCGGCGATGTGGTTCTGCTTGATGGCCTGCGTGCCCCACGCCAGACGCACGTGGTAGACCAACTGCATGAATTGGCGGTACACAGCGACGTCGTAGACGATGCCAGTCACCGGATCGGTGATCTGCATGACGTCATCCGCCATATCCATCGCCTTGCCATCCGGGCCGATCGGCATCTGCGGCGAACGCGTGATGAGCTGAATCGCCGACTTGCTGAACGCGAGGTTCGGCGTGGCCGTGTTGCCGATCGTCACTGCGGTAGCCGATGCCGGGATCGTCTGCAGCAGCCCCGGGGCGGCGAGCGTGATCTGGCCGGGAGCCGAAACGCCCGTCGCAACCACATATTTGTTGGAGTCACCCGCGAACGTGACCGTATCGCCCGCGAGCGCAGTGCCGGTGCCCGTGATCAGGTTGATCTGGGTCGCGCCGATGGCATAGCCAGCGGTATCGGTCGTGTAGCTCGCGCCGGTGCCCTTGGTGACAGCCTTGATGGCAGCCGAATTGCGGATGGCCATGCCTTCCAGCTCGCCAATCATGCCGCGACGCAGCAGATCGTCCGTGCCGGCTTCGTTCACCTTGAACAGCACGTTCTGCTTACCGCGCAGGTTGGCGATGCCGGCCGAGCCTAGCGCCAGCTGCAGATCGGTCTGCGGCGCACCGTTGTCGTCGAGGATCTTGCGAACCTGAGCGATGTCCGACAGGTCGCCAGCAGTACCGAAAGGTGCAGTGCCAGGCGTGCCATAGGCGCGCGAGGCGTTCTGGTATGCGGTGGTGAACAGATCCAGCTCGATGGCATTGCCGAGGGTACGGAACGCCTGAGTGAACTGCTCCACGAGAACTTTGCCGTACGTTCCGGCGTTGTTCATGCCTCGCTGTTCTTCACCGTTCCAGCGAATCGGCACGTGCTTCGACTTGCTGATGGTCATCGACACGTTGCCGATGTTCTGGTCGCCGGTATTCGGTGCGGTAACGGCCGGCGTGTTGTCGGCCATCGTGCTGGGCGGCGTGATCGGGATCAGAATCGACTCGTTGAGCGCCGCGCGTGCAGCGCTGCTGTTGCGGGAAACCGCCGGGATCAGGCCGACCATTTCGCGCGAGACAACATCCAGCGCCTCGTAAAGAGTCGGGATAAGGCCGGTGAGGGTGTTTGCGCCAGCGATCATCCCGCCCTGCATCGGTCGCTGGACTGCACCCACCAGCACCTCATACAGGCGTGCGGCGGCCTTGGCCATGGTGGCCATGGGGTAGATCGCCACGACGGTGGCGATGGCCGCGAGCGTCAGCACGCGGATTTTGGAGATGAAGCTTTTCATGTGGGCAGACCCTCAAATGAAAAAAGCCACCCGGAGGTGGCTTCTATTTCGATGGACGGACCGTCAGTCCGAGATGGTTACGTTCGGGTCACGAGCCGCCTTGGCTTGATCCACAGGCGAAAGACCGTCGAACTGGGCGCGCGTGATCGTGCGCCCGCCATTACCACCACCACTGCCGCCAGAAGCGCCGCCCCCACTTGCACCGGTGCCCTTCAGGATGGTGTCCCGATGGGGGTAGTGCTCAATGAGGACTTCCAGCGCTTCGTCGAAGGCTGCCAGTTCGCCCGGGTTGGTGCGGCTAAAGATCTTGTTGCCGGACTTGTCGTACGCAACGACATTGCCGTTTTCGACCTTGAACGCGTCACCGAATCGGGCCTGTACGAGATCGGCCGGGATGGTCAACTTGTCCGTGATCAGCTTGGAGCGCGCGAAATTGCCGCCGACCTTTTCCTGGACCAATGCGGCCT